CGCTTGAAAAAAGGTGCTTGTTATATAACTCTCATCAAAATCACCACCAACATCATCTGACGCATTTACTTGGAACGAAAAATTCACATTATCCGTAGCAGGATTTATATCAATAAACTTAAAGATATAAAGTTTATAAGTGCTGTCTATGCCGGAAGTAAATGATGAATTGGCAGCATCTGACGATGTATTAGTTGTTATCAGTGTCATTGCCATTAGTTTTTTACACCCCACATTTTTATTGTTCCGTCGAAGTTCCCTGCTGACATTTTGAATTGAATATCATCAACTGCAGTTGTGTCATTTATATAACCAGAAGCATATAAAACTCTCGCCGCATTGGCTGCGCTATATTGATTAACAACAGAGTAAAAGTTCTTCACATAAGTTGTCGATGCTGGATTAAATAAATGAAATTCACCAGCACAACTTTCATCTGCTCCATTGCCTGTACCTCCTGACAAAGCCATAAAATCCGTTGTCTGCGCCACAGACCTTCCACTGTCCACGTCCAAGTCCGTAGCAGAGTCTGCTTCATCATGTTGTGCCGCAAAAAATATTGCAGTTATGTTACTATCGTTATAATCTGCACCATCTGTAGCATTAACCTGAAAGGAAAGGTCCACACTGTCGTTAGCGGGATTTATATTGTAAAACTTGAAGATATATTCCCCGTAAGTTGACGTAATCCCAGACGTAAAATCTATTGACGCAGAATCAGAAGCAGTCTGCGTAGAAAGCAGAACTACATCTCCCGTAACACGAAACGATTTTCTCCTGTGCGCGAGAGATGCATAAGGCAATAAACTCATAGTGCTACCACGCCGCTACGGTACTGGTCATTTTGATTTGAATGAGTACGCCAAACAACCAAGCATCTTCAGCCATGTCATCTGTGCCAGCCGTGTTTCGATTTACTTCGAAAGTAACCATCTCACCGAGTGCAGGTGAACCCGCTATCGTTATTGCAGGTGTCGCAGACGTTAGGTGGAGATCGCCATTAGTACCGGCCAGTACAGTATCCGTTATGACCTGCTCGGCTCCCCATGATGCGTCAATAGCATCATCATTAGCGAGAGCGGTCGCTTTTATCGCCCATTCAACAGTGTCACCGGCGGTTGAACCGGAAGCGGAACTCCAATAGAACTTGGCCTTGATCGTGCTTCTATCCCAGTTTTCGGGCATCACGATCTTGAACTGGACTTGTTCTTCAGTGGCCCCAGTATCGAAAGCAAAGTAGTCCCAGTTCACATCATTGGTGGCGTACTCGTTTGTCCCTGTTTCAGCACCTGCCGTTTCTGTGGTAGACATAGCACCTGCATCTACATATATCGTGCCGTACTGATGCAGGGCATCGACTAAGGGGTTAAGCAATATCCAATGCGTACCGTCAAAGACCAGTTCATGGATGCTGTTGTCATCCAGATCACCGGCGACAAGCGCCACTTTTGCTCCCCCGGAAATCTTCTTAATGCCCACTGCCGCATCACTGCTACTGACGTTCAGTGTTGATGCCCCGGTGTTGCTGTTGGCCGGGTTGAAAAAAATGCGATACCCGGCAAACAAGGAGTCAGAACCTGTTGCGGTTGGACTCGTCGCGCCGGTGTAGGTTGTTGTTGAAGAACTGGTGTCGGCGACATACCAACGCGTGTCTATTGCCGCGTTCCAACCCGGCGTAGCCCCGCTGAAAGCGGCTGACTGCAACGTGCTGATGTCATCCTGTCCGTTTTTAACGTGTTGGAATCCGCTCTTTGCGTACTCGTACCAGTTCGCTGTGCCTTTCGCTAACGCGATGATCTCGGCGGCGGTATATGTTGGGACTTCTGCCATTACAGACCTTCCTCGATTGAAAATGTGATGGTCGAACCGACCTTTGAAATGTTGGCAGAACCATAATCGGTCAACCGACCGAGAATAACGTTTCTGCGCTCTTGAACAGTTGCATCATCAGGAAACGCACTCCAGAGAACATCGCCACGTTTGCCAACACTGCGGAACACCTCAAGCAGATCGCCCTCTTGGAGTTTGTCGAGGATTGTGCTTGTGGCACTGGCGTATCGGTAAGGATCGCGACTGTCAGAACGCAGTGCGCCGCCCCTGGTGCGAGTCAGTTCCGTCTGCTCTGTCCATCCCATGCCATACCCGGCAACTACCGGGATGTCAAAGTGCTGGCCGATTTTGATACGCCCCGCTTGGATATACTCGTCACTGTTCGTCGTGTCGGTAATAATGACGCGGAAATACCGGGCAACGTATGTCGCGCCGAGCCAGATAATGCTAAACGGTTGCGCCCATCCTTCCGATGAATAGCCCCCATACCCTTCCATTCCATACGGCCCTTCGCCCCATCCGTACAGTGGGTCAATCGCGGCGACGGTGGTGTCGTAAATTTGCGTAACGTGCCCTGCATCTGACGACAGAGTCAGTTGTATGGTCGCGTCATCTGACAAATTGTGCGAGTAAAGTGCAAACGCGGTGCAGCGTTTATCCCCGCCAAAGTCGCCAGTGATGGTCTGCGCGGCATCGGTAGTACTGCGCCAAATCTTGCCCGGTTGCACGTTGGTCAGGTTGTCAGCGACATACGTCCCCGCCTCGCTCGTTGCCGTGAGGGCCACGCCGTCGAGGTGGCTTGAGCCGAGGATTCGTGAATCAGCCATTATTGCCAGAGTTCCACTTCGATCTTGTTATCTAGTAGGTACTCGGTTATGCCCGTCACAACGCACTTACTGCCTGCGCTCAGGCCGAACCGATCATCCTGTAGGGTCACGCACGAACCGACTGTAACTTGCAGCGGCGCAACATACGCGCCCACCGTGTAGGTGTAGCGTTGCGTCTTAAAAAGAGCTAGCAGTCGAGTCGCCTCTGTTGAGGCATTGGATGAGCCGGTAATACTGCTCGGCAAAATGTCCGGGTCTTGCGCCAGCAAGTGCGTGGTCTTGACGCTGGCATCCTCTACCTTTGCCACTTTGTTGAATTCTTCTTTCAGCCACGGCCTAGCATCTTCGTCTATGTCCGAATCAGTGCCGATGCTCATTTTCGACCAGTTCTTTTTATAGCCAACCCGCACCCTCCACTCGGGAACATCTGCCTTCTGGATGCCGAGGTCGCCATGCGACTCTAGGTTGTCGATGGTGAGGACTGAGGCCAGGCCCGAGGGGTCTTGCAGTTCTGCCAGGGTGAACTTTCCATCCCGATCAAATCCGTAGTACCAACCGGCAGGCAGTACGCTATCGAGAACGTCCAGAAGGTTCTCGCGGCTCTTGATGTAGATTCCGATGGTGTAATTGAAGTCGGTATCGAACTGCGTGAACGCACTTGTATCTAGATCGCCAGGATCGGCCAGTTCCCGACTCACAATGGCGCGGATGATCTCGCCCGGTTTGGTCTTGTAACTGCCCGATGGCTTGTGGCCTTTGATGTCAGCGGTCACTGTGCCGTCTGGATCAGCATCTAGCGTGAATTTGCCGTTCGTCAAATCTTCGGTGACGGCGATAGCCGTCGCCTTGCCGTCAACGTAGACCGCAACGATGTCCTCGATCTGCCCCTCGTGGACTTGGTATTCGTGCGTGGTGTCATCAATCAACACCGGGCTGACGTTAAAGACCTCTCCATAGCACAGCGGCACGACCTGATCCGTTTCCTCACCGCTTGCAATCAGCGTGGTCTGGATCGGAACGTCGAGCGTTCTCTGCTTGTCGCGTAGCATCAGCGTCAGCGTGTAATCGTCGCCAATGGATAGCCGATCCACGACACCGGACAGGATGGTGCGGAAGTCGGCAATAGCCCAGGTCGGGTCGCCGAACTTAATCGTCGCATCGCGCCCATCCCATGCCTTCGTGACCCACCCATCTTTATCGCCGTCACTGTTATCAACGGACACCTCGCCAATCGACACATAACTGCGCCCGCCAAAGGCTTCACTCATGGTCGTAGAGAAGAACGGCGAACCTTTCAAGATGCCCTCATAGGTTGTATTGGCTGGGGAATCACCCGTGCCGGTGTGAAAGTATTTTGAACCTAAATAGTGGGTCGACTCACTGGCGTCGGCGTAAGATTTAACCTCGGCTAGCAAGACGCGCTCCTCTTGTGGGTCTGCGAGCCATGCTTGATATTGCGCGTCTGAAACACTCAATGCCTCACTCCACCGGCCATCGCCAGTTGTCCTCTGGTCACTGCGCCGACGATTGGTTTAGCGACGACGTTCGCCAGGTCGCGCCGCAATGCACGCAACTCTTTCACCACGCTGCTGCCATCGCTCCCGCTTGCCCTCGCTTGGTTGGGCGTTTCCACCGTGACACGTTCGCCCGGCGTTGCGTTGAAGAACACGGGCTGCGAATCCGTACCGCCGCCGCCGCCAACAACAAACGAGCCGCCATGTTGCATATCATTGCCGAGAGTTGCGCGAACGTTTGCTGCCTTTCTGATCGACTCACCTGCTTTGTCGGCGGCACTTTTAAGGTCTCCCATGTGCGAGGTGGCATTTTTCACCGCGTTGACGATCTTCAAGAAGTCCTCAACCGACCTCGCGCCGAGTTCCGCGAATCCCAACTGCGCCGCTTCAGCGGCACTTACAACGCCGTCGCGCATTGCGTTCTTGACTGATTGCGATTTCAGATCGATTTTTTGGAGTGCTCTAACACCTTTCGCCCCCATCTGCACCATCTCGCCACCTAGCACCTTAGTGATCGCCGCGAGGCTCGCATTGGTGTCGGCGGAACGTTTCGACCACTCCACAAGATTAGTGAAAGCGTGTTCTCCCATTTCTTCCATCCCGACAAGGCCGAGACTTGCCAGTTCAATCGTGGAGAGCACACCATCATTCATCATTGTTTGGAATTTCGCGCCTTCGGTGTCAATGGCCAACATCGCATCCACACCCGTCTGGCCTAGCCGGGTCATCCCCGATGACACTGCGAACGCATCTTGCGACAACTCGCGGAACCGCTCAGTAGTACCGGCGACGGCAGGGTTCAACCCCATCTCAATCGCCTCCTTCACGCTAATCATCCCATCGGCCATCGCTGTGGTGGCTTCAGGGAAAGCATCTACGCTTCTGGCGATGGTTGACAACAGATCAGCCGTCGAGTTGACAACCTCGCCCTGAACGCTAACAGCCTTCTCCGACTTATACTGAAATTCGTCCATCTGCTCGATAGCGCCTATAAACGGCGTCATATTTTGCAGTTCATTCCACAACGATTGCACATCCTTTGCCCTGGCAATGACGTTGCCGAACTCATCGCGCACCTTCACAAGGTTGTGCCAGAAAAACTCGCCCTTGCTCTTGCGTTGCCCGGCGGCATCCAACTGCTTGATGTATTCGTTGGTCTTTTCGGACACTTGCACCCAGGCGTGAGTGCCATCTCTCTTGATCGTGTTGAAGCCGGTGGTCATCACGCCCTGGAACATCTTTGCACGCACTTCCTTGTCGGCCATCAGGTTCCCGAACTCTATCCGATCTTCCTTATAACGCTTGCGGATTTTGAGGAAGCCAGCGGCGAAAAGAGCAACCGGTGCAAGCATCGCCGCATAGCCACTCGCCCCACCGGCTGCTGCTGCTGGCCCGCTGCCAGCGGTTGCTGCCGGTAGGGTGCCAGACGAAACCCACCCACCGGCCCCGTCCATAGCCAACCCGGTTCCAGCCCCGGCTGCCCCAGCCCCGGCTGCTGCCCCGGCTGCTGACCCGGCTGCCGAACCCACTGCGCTAGACACTCCGCTGGCGACCACACCCGAAGATGTGTGGCCTGTAAAGATACTTTTGATGCCTGCGATGATCCCTCCGAGGTTGAAACCACCACCACCGCTGCCAGAAAATATCTTGCTAATCTTCAACTTGAGCCATTCTTTCAGCATATCCTGAATCAGGCTTTTGAACGCGCTCAACAGAACCTCTTTCATGTGGTCGCCGATGGACTTGTTGATCTCGCCCATGTTCTTTTCAAACTCTTTCTCTGCCGCAAGTTTCTCGTCGACATACTCCTGGTGCTTTGCTTTCAGTTGCGCGTTGTATTCGGCGTGAGAGATTGTTCCCGCATCGAGCATCTTTTTCAGGTCGGCGATCTCCTTGTCGTATCGCTTCTTGATGTCGGACAATGCGCTTGCGTGTCGCTCCTTTTCTGCTTTTTTCAGTTTCCCCTGCTCAAACATAATGTACATAAAGGCATCGGTTATACCTGACGCAAGATTATCGGCAAACGACTGCATGTGCTTGCCGAGGGTTTCGATGTCTTGCGTTAGCAAAACCGTTTCTTCACCGGCATCACCCATTGCCTCGTCCAATCTTTCGACCCATGCGGTATAAACATCGCCGTGAATTTTTCCGTCCTGAAGCAATTGGTCAAGCACTACCATCTTGTCGATGAGAAAGTCACTCTCAAATTGAGTATTGGCAACCTCATCCTTAAAGTCTTTCATTGCTTGTTCTGTTTTTGAAAGAGTTGTTCCCAACCCTACCCACGCTTTTTCTCCTTGGTGAACGGTTGGTTTTAGCAGATTCATAACTTTTTCTAGATCGAAAATGCCGTTCCAGAGGTCTTTATATTCCTTTGTGCATTCACCGATTGTTTCCTTTAGACCATCTGTCGATTTTGCGGACTCGTTTGTTGACTTTGTAACCTTGTCGATCTGCTCCTTTACAACTTTCAACCGCGCTATCAGTTTAGCCTCGTTCTCCTCTAGTGCAACGAGTTCTTTATTGGCCCCGACCATTACGGTGTTATTCGCTACGATTTGTGTTTGAAGGTCTTTGTTTGCTCCGATCGTGTCATAAATACTGCTGACATAACCACTACCATACGCCTGCAATTTACGCGCTTCTTCTAGGGCTTCGTTGTAGATTTCCAGTTCTGTGGTAACACTGGCCAGTTGCTCTTCAAGGTCGCGCTGAGTATTTAACAATACTGGAAGTGCCAACCCCACATATTCTTTCCTTAACTTTTTGACGGCCCCGGTCTGTTCTTCAACAGCCTTCGTTGCTTCTTCGGTGTCGTCGCGGAACATCACCCAAGCGGTAGCGGCAATCGCAATCAATCCGGGTATGCCTCCAAGCATCCCCTTCATTGCAAGCCCTAAACCCCTTGCCGAGAATGTGGCGGTCTGCATTGCCACATTCATTGTAATGATTAGAGGCGTAATCTTACTGATTACGAATAATTCGACAAACACCAGTGCGAGGAATTTAAGTTCCTTCCCCCAATCTTTCAGAGCGTTAATCCCACCTTGTAACGCGATAGCAAGATCGGTGAGCAGAGGCAAGATAGCGGGTAGTGCGCTATTCGCAATACCCTGTAACGCCGCCTTTACGTTAGTCATTTCATCTACAAGTTTCGCGGCGGCTTTGGTGGTGGTTTTGTCAAGTGTTAAGCCAAGATCACGCGCCTGTTGTCTAACCTTCCTGATACCTTCTGCGCCACCTTCCATTGTTTGAATCAGCGAAACACCTTCCGAGTCAAACAATTTCATAGCCAAGCGAACGCGATCCGACTCGCTACCAAGTCCGGCAAGAGCATCAGCAACGATTTCAAACTTCTCATCAAGAGGAAGTTTGTTTAACTCTTCGGCATTAAGGCCCAATTCCTTTAACGCTCCCTTGGCCTCGCCCATTCCTATCGCCGCCTCTGCAATGCGCCTAGTCATGCGCTGCCAGGCCATTGTTAGCGTTTCAAATGTAACGCCACCAATTTCTGCAACGTGCTTGTATTCGGATAATGCCTTAGTGCTAACGCCAAGACGGATGGAGAGTTTGTCTAGTTTCTCAGCGGCGTGAATGGTCTTGGTAACAAAGCCGCCTACCCCTGCAGCTCCCGCCGCAAGAATAAACCGTTTCGCAAGACCTTTTAACGCATCTGACGTTTTATTAAGATTCTTGTCGACAGACCTAAACGCTTTCTGCGTTTTATCTTCCGCAACAATCCGAATTTTTGCGTCAGCAGTTGCCATTACCTCATCTGCCGTTTCTGTGCGACGTATTCAAACCATGCCGACCAATAGGTTAGTTCGTCCGTTGTCATTTTCTCCGCTAACTCGTTCACCGTCATGTGCAAGTGTTCGGCGACCTGGAACATCAAGAGGATTTCTTGGTCGCCGGTTCGGAGTTTTTTCGGGCATCCTCGATAGTGGTATCCGGCTCATCATTCATTGCGCTGATGATGCGGACGATTACATCGGGGTCAACCTGTTCCATCAATGGCTTTTTGTCGGCATTGGAGAACATCTTTTTGCCGTCGCCATCAAGCGCACGGATCAACAAAGTTTCAACCAATGACTCAAGCGAGCCGTCGTTGACATACTTGAAAATCCGGTTGCGTTGGGCCAGGGTTGTCGGCTTGAAATAGATGACGGCATCCCATTCGGACACCGCCACCGATTCCATAGGCGCGACGAGTCTTTCTCGCCAGTGTGTTTTAGCCCTGGCAAGAGTTTCAGCACCATTTGACATTTAATCTCTCCCTATACGGTTGTTTCGGTTACTCCGCCGGTCACTTGAAACCCGAACGAGCGTTCCACGATACTTCCCATGTCAACGGATATTCCCAGGCTGTTGATAAGCGCAGTCATCGTGTAGTAGGTATCGCCAGAATCAGCACCCTCTGGGTAGAGAGCGAGCGACACCGACGCGCCCTGCGTCATTGCGCCCTGGCCG